GATCTGATACGGCTGGTTTGGACTCTGGATTTAGTCGCTTGTTTACCGCCGAGAGCAGAGAGACTTTGATAGACATTATGCTTGAGGAAAAGTTTGGTAAAATTGACGCTAAAAGCGGTCAATTCAAAGAGTTTTCTGAAGCAGATGTTGACTCCTTGCTTGATTTGTTCAAACAAAAAGACACTGGTTTGCCTTCATATGCTAAAGGGCGATTGAAGTTTGACATGAATACGGAGATCCCTTGGGGCAACACCACCCTATCTCTCAAAAGGTTGCAAGAAAGAGATGCCGAACAAGTGTTCACTATGTACGGTAATGAAATGGCTGGTCGTATTGCGCTTGCTAAAAAAGGCATAAAGTCAGAAACAGATTTTGTGAAAGAAATAAACAAAGGCAGGGCATATTCTGAAAATGAAGGCATATCTGAGGATGTCTTTAATAAAGAAGCTGAAGTGTCGCAGATCATGTATAACATGGTTATTGGTAGACGCCCAAATCCGCAGTATGACCCTAACTCAACACCTATGAAGGTTGTGCGTTTAGTTCAAGATTACAACTTTTTGCGACTTATGGGTCAAGTTGGCTGGGCACAGTTTGCAGAACTTGGTAACGCATACAATGTCAATGGCTTTAGGGCTATGTTACGAGCCGTTCCAGAATACAAAAGAATGTTAAAAAGGGCAGCAGATGGAAAGCTAGAAGATCCAGTTTTAAGGGACATTGAATCTTTCTTTGGAACTGGGTCTGACCGCATGATTCAACAAATGATTAACCGTCTAGAATATATTGAGCCTACTGGACAGTATGATCGAAGAAGTTTGTTAAACCGCGCACAGGTAAGAACAGATCAACTCAAAAGATTACAAGCGGATGTTTCTGGCATGGCTCCGATTACATTGATGTTGGAGCGTGGCACAGCGCGTGTGGTAGCACAAACAATAGCTGATTTAGCATTTGATAACGCAAGTCTATCTATGAAAAGGCTCAACTCATTAGGGCTTGGCAAACAAGTCGTTGACGGTGAAGAAATAGATTTTGGCAAAATTGTTTTTGATGCGATTAAAGAACATGCCACATTAGAAAACTCATCAATATTCAAAGCGAAAAAACTAAGAGAGCTTAATTTAGAGAACTGGCCTTCAGAGGCTAGAGAGGCTTTTGGTGTAGCATTGGCGCGTTGGACAAGAAGAACAATCCAACAAAACGATGTCGGCAACTTATCACGTTTTATGACTAAACCTTGGGGTCAGGTTATCAGTCAATTTAGAACATTTCAGATTGTGTCTCACTCAAAGCAGTTACTGCATAACCTTTCAATGAATGACACAAGAGCGTATTTGGCTATGGCTTTTTCATCTATGACGGCTGGGGCTGCGTACTTTGCACAGCAAAATGTAAAGATGATTGGGATGAGCGACAGGGAAAGACGAAAATATGCTGAAGAAAACTTAAAACTTGTAGATGTTGCAAAGGCTGGTTTTTCAAGATCAAGTTGGTCTGCGTTTATCCCAAGCACGGTTGATACAGCAATGTTTTTCTTTGCGGATGACCCACTGTTTTCATACAGAACAACAGGTCTGGGGCAAGATTTTTTAGGCGGCATACCAGCGGTACAGGCTTTTAACAGGGGCGTTAGTGCGGTTTCTGGGGGGACAAGAGTGTTGAGTCCATTTAGTGACCAAGAGGCCACTGAAGGAAAGGCAAGGGCAATAGGCAGTTTACTGCCGTTTCAGAATGTTACAGGCATAGGGAATGTTCACAGGTACATTGCAGAACAGTTCCCAGATAAATAATTGTGTGATAACATGCAAAACTACTGGAGATTGATATGACAGTTAGTAGCACCAACACTAGAAACAGTTACAGCGGCAACGGCAGTACAACTGTTTTCGCCTACACGTTCAAGATCTTTGATGATGACGATATTACAGTTATTATCAGAACTGACTCGACTGGCGCAGAAACCACTAAGACTAAAACAACACACTATTCTGTGTCAGGTGTGGGCAGTGCTAGTGGTGGTAATATAACATTTGGGTCAGCCCCGGCGTCAGGTGAGACTGTTGTGTTACTCAGAACCACGGCTCGTACTCAAACAACTGACTATGTTCCTAACGATCCATTCCCAGCGGCAACACATGAAGATGCCTTGGATAAACTCACCTTCATTACACAGGAACTTGAGGAACAGATTGGACGTTCATTAAAAGTTTCGCAAACTAACGTGATTGCTACATCTGAATTTACCGCTGATGCTACAGCTAGAGCAAACAAGCTTCTTGGATTCGATGGTAGTGGCGACTTAACAGTCACTGAAGGCAAGGTTGATACTGTAACTGCTTCTGCTTCAGCGGTATCACCGGGGGGAACTCCGACAGCAACCGCAACATACACAGCATCAAGTGGTGCATTAGCTTTAGCTTTTGGCGTGGTGACTGGCGCAACAGGCGCTACAGGCAATTCTGCTGGTATGCAGATGACTTTCAACACCAGCACATCTGATGCTGATCCGGGTGCTGGCAAGCTAGCGTTGAACAATGGAACTATCGCATCTGTTACAGAAATGTACTTTGATGACGTTGATGATAACGGTGCGACTATATCTACTTTCGTGCAGAGTTTCGATGACATAAGCAACGCCACAGCCAGAGGTATTATCCATATTGAAAAAGAGGGTACGCCAGCCACTTTTGCGCTGTTTAAGGTGACAGGCGCAGTAACAAACGCATCAGGATATACGAAGGTTCCTGTTGGACATCTGGTGTCTAACGGCACATTCAGCAATGCTGATGGCATCCGCGTTGATTTTAACTACAGTGGTGCAGACGGTTCTGGCACTTTAACTAACCTAGTCGATGACACAACACCGCAACTAGGCGGCGATCTTGATATGAATGGTCAGGATATTGTCACCACATCTAATGCTGATATTGAGTTGAACCCGAATGGAACTGGCAAAACAGTGCTTAAAGGCAATACCAATCCCGGCACTATTGTATTTAACTGTGAATCAAACACTCATGGTCAGACTGTCAAGTCGCAACCGCATAGTGCAGCAGTAACTAACACATTGACACTGCCGCCCGGTGGTGATGGCGAGTTAGTGAGTACAGTTGCTACACAAACACTCACTAACAAAAGCATAGCTGCATCACAATTAACAGGTGCATTGCCAGCTATTGATGGCTCAAGTCTTACAGGAATATCGGCTGGTGCGACTGGCGGTGGTTCAGACCAAATTTTCTATGAAAATGGTCAAAATGTTACGACTAATTATACAATCACTAATGGCAAAAATGCCATGTCTGCTGGCCCTATCACGATAGATAGCGGTGTAACTGTAACGGTTGGAACAGGCGAAACATGGACGGTGGTATGATATGAGTACACTTAAAGCAGATACAATCGTGGCAACAGATGGCACAAGCCCAGTCACACTGACTAAGCAGAGTGCGGCGAAGTGCTTTTGCAACCTTAACGGTACAACATTTGGAAATCGTGGTGGACTAAACGTGGCATCAAACACAGATAATGGCACAGGCGATTACACCACGACATTTACTAACGCAATGAATGATGCAAATTATGCAACTGTAGATGGGTCTATTGATTCAGTGTCTAGTCAAGGACGTTCTACGGAACTTTCAGCAGACCAATTCACACATACAACTACTTCTTACCGTAGGCAGTATAATTTAAGTCAAGCGGCGGGTGATGGTAATTTTGTCTATGATGTAAACAATGTAATGCAAGCGGTATTTGGAGACTTAGCATGAGTACAGTTACAGTTGATAATATAGTAGGCAACACCACTGCTAAGACTGTCACCGTGACTGTTGATGTTGATAACGCTTATGTTTTGGCAGGAGATTTATCATAATGGCAGGCACAATTAAAGCAGATACGCTGGAACACAGCAGTGCTGGAAGTGTATCAACGCAGTACGTTGTTGAGGGTAGTGCGAAGGCTTGGATTGCAACAGAAGGTGAGGCAACGCCTACAATACGGATTAGCCTAAATCACAGCAGTGTTACGGATAACGGTGTGGGCGACCAAACCATGACATACACAAACGCCTTCTCTGCTATAGGGTGTTTGACTGCTGGCACATATCATAACGCTGTTGTTGTAACGCATCAAATATTATCAAGAAGCACTACAACACACGGGGTAAAAACTCATGCCAGTAATACCGCGGCGTCAGAAGATGATTTAGGCAAAAAACATGCGTTGTTTGGAGACTTAGCATGATAGAAACACCTGAGTTTCAAGGCACACACTTATTTGACCGACTATGTTGGGCAAAAGAAAACCTAGAAAGTTATCAGTCAGACTATCGTGTTGTTTTTGAGGGCAGCGTTGATGAGTGCGCCAAGATACTTGTGCCTGACCCTAATTGGATGGCGTGTGCTTTGCAGGGCGGTATCTTGCCACCAGTGTGGGTGTACTGGGAACTGGCAAAGGACGAAGCCCAGCCCGACTTTAAAAAACACACAAGAGGCTATTTGTTGCACCAGACAAAGCCTGTCGATGCAATGACCGAAGAAGAAGCAATTGAATACCTAATTCAAAAAGATATGCCACAGCATGTCTGGCAGAATTGGGATGAGGGCAACCGCCCGAAAATGTTAATCTGTCGGAAAGAGCAGTTACCGCAGACAAGAGAATGGCGCAACGCTTGGCGCATATCTGATGAACTAGCCGCATAGGAGATACTAATGGCTGTAACAACTTATATCGTAGATAAAGACGGTAATCAGGCTAATGCGTCAGAAGTTACCGTACCAGCAAACAGAGATTTTCGTGGTGCTTGGTCGCTGTCAGGCGATGTAATCAGTGAAGATATGACCAAAGCAAAAGAAATCTTCAAAGACAAAATTCGTGAGGTTCGTGGCCCGCTGTTAGATGCAGAGGATGTTGCTTACATGAAAGCAATGGAAGCTGATGATGCAGATGCGAAGGCGGCATCTGTAACAAAAAAGAACGCACTGCGAAATGCACCAGCAGCTTCAGCAATTACAAATGCAAAAACTATTACAGCACTAAAAGCGGCTTGGGATTCTGATTTGCTTGGCGATAGTCCGTACGCATAATGAGCAAGCCAACCCTGCAATCTATTCATGTTGAATTAGAAAAGCATATGGCTGTGTCTGATGAGCGTTGGACAGAAACTATACTGCGTATCAAACGCATTGAGCATATTATGATTGGCTCTGCTGGGACTATGATTGTTCTTTTGCTGGGTGTAATCCTGCGAGGCTGACATGGAGCCTATCACAACAGCCCTGGCTGCCGTGGCTACGGCCAGCAAGTGTATAGATTTCATAAAGGCGAGGATCAATGATGCACAATCTGTTGCTGATATTTCATCACAAATCAGTACGCTCTTTGACTGTCAAAAGAAACTCAATGATGAGCGTAATAAACAAGCTGGTGTCGGTGACATTAAGTTCCAAAGCAGTATTGACGCAGTTCTTGAAGCAAAGAAATTACAGGAGCAAATGCAAGAAATCAAAACTATGATTAACTTGCGATTTGGTCCAGACACATGGCAGGAGATTGTCAACCATCATAATCAGAAA